AACGCATTTAAAATTTCTTCTTTTGTGTGTTTCATAAGTCCTCCTAAAATAGTTTTCCTTGCTCGTTTTTATCTAATCTGTATCCAATTCTCCTGTATTCGTCATAAACAGGTTTCCAAAGTATTTCACATTGTTTTCTTTCGTTTGGTAAAAGACGTTCCATTGTTTCTAATTGATCTTGCAAATCTAAAGCAAATGGACAACCTTTGCAACCTGTACGTTTGAAATTAAACGGCTCATAATACAATCTGCATAGTTTAATATTTCTTAATTTGATATACCAATCCATCCAATCATCACTAATTGGATTTAGTGGTTTAAATTTTTTTAAATTGTTTTTAGAATCGAATACAGCACACCCTTTATGTTGAACTCTTGTTCCACCTTCTGCACTTCTAATTCCTAATATAGATATCGGTTTATGTTTATCGTTCTCGTATTTGTGAATGACTTGTTTTTTTAACTTATCGCAACACTTGTCACTTATTTTCAAATCATTTTTACTTGAAAATTGAAACAATAAACATTTTGGACATTTTCTAAAAGTTTTAGATCCATCAATATTTTGCCCAGTTATATATCTCATAACGGTCTTTCCAATCCCACTATTTTGATATATAGAAACTTTTTCTGAATGTTCTTTACTTTTAAAAGGGTATCCATATTTTTTAACATTGAAGGTATGTGAATATTAGAATTTACAATTTGTATTCGCTCATCTGACTTCTGCATTTCTCTAACAAATTTCAAGATGTCATTGTATTCAATGCCTGTGTTTATATACACTCTAGGAATTTTATTTTCAGGTAATGCCTCATCAATGATGTAGTGAAGAACTGTGCTATCTTTTCCTCCTGAAAATGAAATGTAGAACTTATCTTCTCCATACGATTTAATGATGTTTCGTATGACTTCTAAACGATCAAATAGGACTAAATCATTTAAATTCATTGAAACCTCCCTAAAACAACCTTGGTTGTTCGTTATACATACTTCTTAATTCTTCGTAACCATTTGTCCAAGTTGCATCGTATATTTGATTGCCTACCTGATACATCGAATAACTGTTGTATCTATCAGGCTTTACAAATGTCTTAGCTAACAAACACACATGACCATCTCTTTCAAACCAATAATCATGATTCATAATCTGCAATGTGTATCTGTCGGCAGGATATACTTCAACTTCTTCCTGACTGAACAAATTCATTGCGAAAATCTTATTGTCCATTTAAATACTCCCTGAATGATAAATGGAATTTTTCAATAACTTCAATCACTTCTTTGAGTGTCATTGTCTTTTCCTGCACTTCTTCTAAAAGAATTTTATGTAGACATCCCTTTAAAGCCGTCTCTAGGCTTGGATAGTAGCCAACATTGTCTTTCCTGATGTATTTCTCCTTGGTGTCCTTTTTCTCGGCTTCTACAAGCTTCTGCAAGATGAACTGTGTTCCGTCTGAAATGACCTGATATTGTTCGTTTATTATTACCATTTCACTCTGCCTCCTAAATTTTTAAGTACCATAAGCTCTTAAAGCGAATGGCTCTAAGATATTCCTGAACTTCTGCAAGTGCTATCTCATTTTTGAATGTATCTATCTCGTCCATCAATCGACACGCTTTTTTAAGACTTGCAAGAAGTTCTAGCTCCTTGTTTTTCACACTTCCACCTCATCATCTTTAGGCATTGTGTAAACTCCGTGAAATTCTGTTCCTGCTATTTTGCAATCTCTTACGATTTCGTAATTGTTTGTAAAAATACTTCCAGTTATGCAACCTTGAATTTCATCTAAGACTCCTAATGCTTTTTCTTTTGAGAAATACATTCCTAAAATAAATTCTCCACTCAAAATATCATACATGTTTCCTAGTTTTAAAATTTCTATTTCATTAGTGTTAATTAATAAACCTCTATTCTGACTTCTAATCCACATTTTTCAATCCTCCAATTTTATGATGAGATACTTTCGATTTAAACGAATGTTTCTGTACATTCGGTTTCGTATCTTCTTTTGATTAATCCTGAGATAATCCGATATCTCTTTCACACTGCCGATAAAGCAACACGCATCGTTTTCGTCATACACTGCATACTGCTTTAAGTGTTTATTCTTGTTCGGCATAATCTAGCATTCCTGGCATTGGCTCGTATTTGCCATTGCTTGTTTCCTCAAGAAGCATGAACGCAAACGCAAACCAAATCGCATAAACAACTACACCTATCAAAATTTTTCTAAGTTTCACGATTCAAACCTCTTTTCATTTCTTCGACTTGTTTAAGCAATTCATCATCAGGTTCTGTTTCGCCTGTATTCTTGTACCAATCAGGAACTTTAGGCTCTGCGTTGTTGCCTGAACGATTCTCTGAATAACTTTTAGAACTAGATAACCAACTGTTGATAAAGCGTTTCATTCCTCGTTTTGTTTTACGCTTATTAGGATTCGCATATAGCCACGCTTTCATCTTCTGCATTTCTTCAAGTACATTGACCTTTGGATGTAACTGTTGCCACTCCTTGAGCATAGATTCGGTAATCTCATACTCATCTCCTGTATCTAGCATCATGGTTAAAACCACTTGAGAGAAACTTTCTTTTTCTTTATCTATTTCTTTTTCTTTAATATTTTTATTATTTTTATCATTTTTGTTTGTTGTTATTTGATTGTTATTTGATTGTTGATTGTTTGTTATTTGATTGTTAGTTTGCTTGTTGATACGTTCAATTTCTGTTTGTTCATCAGACTGGTAAAAGTCGTATTTTACTACCATAATCAACGTATTTTTGTTTGTTGTTTTGATTGTTATGTCGTTTGTTGATTGTAGCCTTTTTAGACAAGTTCTTACTTGTTGAAAAGTAAGCCCAGTTTGACTTGCTAAATTCCCATAAGAAGTAACTAATTCACCTCTTCTAACTGTTTCTCCTCTCCACTTTTTATCGTCATGATTTGCTAACAAAATCAGGTGTAAAAACAATTCTTTTGTATTAATATCTGTGTACCATTCCCAATCTACAATCTTTCTATAAATCCTTACATATCCGTTCATGCATCAAAATTCTTCTCCATCTAAATACTTTTTCTTGTATGTATGAGCGACTGCCAATGCAGAATATATGTCTGATTTAAACCCATAAAAATATCCTGGAGATTTCTTTGTACCTTTTCCTTTGTTTGGTGTATAAGGTGCATAGATATCTATTAAAGCTCTACGAATGTTCGTATCATTTGCTTTTAACGAATGGCACAAGCATATCTTTTCTTCCTTTCGATATATCATCAATGGGAACTTTTCATGTTCTCTAAGGAATGTTTCTTGCAATCTTCCAATGAAAGAGCACGTTTCAAAAACTTCTTTACCTACTGGCATTCCATAACTTTGAATGCCCTCTATGGCAACATGTGAGACTTTATCTACTTGCCATATAATGTCTAATAAATCTTCGTTATAGACTTTCCCTTTATTGATTACCTTTGATAAATCATCCGTTACGATTACAAAGGCAGATTCTATGTTTCCAGGATCAATAGCAAATATCATTTAATTTCCCCCATTCTCATACTTGATAGCCTCTAATAACTTCTTCCATGCATTGCAGATATTCTCTGCACTTTGATAAGCGTTTTTAAAGCGTGTGAGCTTGCATTCAAGGTCTGATAAGGTATTTCTATCCTTGATGAGTTTTTGCTCGGCTATACCCTCAAAATAGGACATGGCAGGCACTTTACTATCAGGATTCTTTGTCTTATATTCATCTCTAGCGATATAAGCGTATATTTTACTGTTTGCACTTAGCTCGTCTCGAACTCTGTTGCGTTCTTTCACATATCGTGCGATGCATTCTCCAAAGAGAAACAACTGATTCGATACGTTCTCTATGTTCTTAGCAATTTGATAAGGTGTATCTGCATCGTTGTCTATGCAGGAAATCAGATAATCCACTTGATTTGCGATTTCTTCTTCTGTCCAGTCTTTCATTTGAAATGGATTGAACATATACACGTTCTGTCCATCAATTAGCATTTTCCATCACCAACTTTCTTTGTCTGTACTCGGTATAGATACTTGAAGTGTTTCCGTATCTATTTCTGAATTTTTCGATATAGTCTGTTTTGAATACTTCCATGAATTCTTCATGACTGTATCTATCTTCAAATGCCATTTGACACATGGCTTGAATTCGTAACTCTAAGTTTCTATCGTTATGGATTGAGTAATTTGTCTGATTGTGCCAATCAGGTCTTAACCATATCCAACAACCATACTCAGTAGACTTATCACGGAATGCACCTCTGTATACGTGGTGTATACAAAGGTTTTCTACACGTGGTTCTCTAGTAAAGAAGCATTCCTTGATTTGTCCTTGTAATAAGTTTTCGTTATACAAGACTGTCTCCCAAATCAATATCCTGTTCTATAACTTGTTGCTGCACAGGTTGTTGAAAGTTTTGTTGAACTGGTTTAGGTTGTTCAATTGGTGTTGTATCAACCATAGGCATTTGAATGTCTCCTTGTTCCTCTTCGGTATATAAATTATTCAAATCGTTAGGGAATGCCTCTCTTAAAGCTTGCACTAAGGCAACTTTTTTAATCATTGTGGCTGGTCTGTTCGCCCAGTTGCTATTTAAATTTCCATCTTTAGTTCGCCCAGCGTATTCTTCAAAAGTAACTTGAACATCGCTAGGATATTTTCTATCTTTTCGATAGACCTTTGCCCATCCACCTACAACTTGTTCGCTATCCTTTAAGAAGAAACCACCTTTACGCTCAATAAGCTCTCCGTCTTTATTTAAAACAATGATTCCACTTT